AGGGAGGAAATCGCTCGTGATCACATCACTCGTGCAGAGGTTCGTGCGGACCTTGAAAGAATTATGGAACGGTTTGATTCAGGCTTTGAACGGCTTGAAGCAAAGATTGATGCCCTCGCGGAAAAAGGAAGATAGCGATGGCCACTAAACCCGGTTTATACGCCAATATTTTGGCAAAACGCAAACGGATCGCGGCTGGATCAGGCGAGAAGATGCGCAAACCCGGCACCAAAGGCGCTCCTACGGCAAAAGCCTTCAAGGAGTCCGCAAAAACCGCAAAAGGAGTGAAGAAATCATGATGAAAGGTTACGCAAAAGGGGGCATGGCTGATAAAGAAGGCCGTGCCATGAAGCGCAAGACAGCCGACACAAAGGGTCGTGCTATGCACAAAATGCCTGATGGCAGCATGATGCCTGGGGCCAAGCATGGCATGAAGAAGGGCGGTATGGCCACCAAAATGAAGAAGGGGAAGTAATCATGGCTGGACGTGGAATGGGCTGCGCAACGCGCGGCGGTGGTGCTGTAGAGAGCGGCCCCAGGAACAAAATGATCTCTAAAACCAGTGACAAGACCGGTCCCGTGATGATGAAAAACGGTGGTGCGGTCAATCAGCACAAGCGCATGGCCATGAAAGGCGTGAAGAAGATGCGCATGGGCGGAGCAGCTTGCGACTAAACGATGGCAACCTCCGGCACAGCGACATTCAACCTTCAGTTTGACGACATCATCGAAGAAGCCTTCGAGCGATGTGGTCTGGAGGTGCGCACAGGGTACGATATTCGCACGGCGAGTCGTTCCCTGAACTTGATGTTTGCCGAATGGGCCAACCGAGGGCTAAATCTTTGGACGATTGAGCAACGACAGCAGGTGCTAACGGCAGGTGACCCGCAGTATTCGCTACCTAGCGATACGGTGGACGTTTTGTCTGCTGTTTTACGCACAGGATCTGGCACCAATCAGCAAGACATTACGCTTGATCGGATTAGCCAGAATGAGTACTTGCACATGCCTAATAAACTGCAAACGGGAACTCCTGCGCAGTTTTATGTGCAACGCACGGTGCCTGCTGAGCTTTTCATCTACCCTGCTCCAGATACTGCACAGACATATACCTTTAGGTACTACGGCATCCGTCGTATACAGGATGTTGGTGCGGCAACCAACACAGCGGATATCTCTTTCCGTTTCCTGCCTGCCCTTATTGCGGGGCTTGCCTACTACATCGCGATTAAGCGTGCGCCTGAGCGCATCGGCACGCTGAAGAATTTCTACGAAGAGGAGTTCTTCCGCGCTGCTGCCGAAGACCGTGATCGTGCCAGTGTGTTCTTGACGCCGGATGTGCAGAGTTACTGACCATGGGCGGCTATGCCTCTGGCAAATACTCCCTAGCGCTGTGTGACCGATGTGGCCAGCGCTACCAGTACCTTGTGCTTCGCAAGGAGTGGACGGGATTTAAGGTTTGCCCTGAGTGCTACGAGCCCAAGCATCCACAGCTTGAGCCGATTCGCACAGCAGGTGATGCGGTTGCCATCTACGAACCAAGGCCCGATATTATAGAGCCTGTAACGATTTACCTGGGAGCCCCAGGCAATTCGTTTTTTGCCTCGGTCGGCATGGTGCCAGAAACGCCCGCACAGGCTATCATGCTGGATGTTGAATTAGGCAATGTTACGGTGAGCCTGTCATGACCTATTCCGAGCTTGTAACCCAGATTCAGAATTACATGGAGACGACGTTTTCAACAACGAACGTCGATAACTTCATTAAGCAGGCTGAGCAGAGGATTTATAACAGCGTTCAGATCCCAAGCTTGCGTAGAAACTCGACGGGTTTGACGACTGCTAACAATAAATACCTGCAATGCCCCTCAGATTTTCTGTCGGTGTACAGCATGGCCGTGGTCAATGATGATGGCGACTATGAGTACTTGTTGAACAAAGACGTCAACTACATCCGTCAGGTCTACCCCTCTCCGACCTACGCGGCTATCCCCAAGTATTACGCGCTCTTTGGCCCTGATTACAGTGCTCCTAGAGAGTTGACCTTTATTCTTGGTCCGACGCCCGATGCGATTTATACCGTCGAACTTCACTACTTCTACTATCCTGAGTCGATCGTGACCGCAGGGCAGTCCTGGCTTGGCGATAATTTTGACTCAGTGTTGCTCTATGGTTCGCTTCGTGAGGCCTATCTTTTTAACAAAGGTGAACAAGACCTTGTAGCCAATGTTGAAGCTAAATACGCAGAGGCCATGAATCTCCTGAAACAGCTTGGCGACGGTAAAGAGCGTCAGGATGCTTATCGTTCAGGTCAAATTAGAGTACCGGTGACTGGCTAATGGCTATCGTTCAAACCCCCTGCACAAGTTTTAAGCAAGAGCTTGCTCAAGGCGTGCATAACTTTTCCGCTGTGGGCGGTGACACCTTTAAGCTTGCGCTTTACACCAGCGCTGCCACACTCGGAGCCACAACCACTGTTTATACTTCTTCTGGCGAAGTATCCACAAGTGGGACAAACTACCCATTGGGAGGGATTACACTCACCAATGTGGGCGTAGCAACCAGTGGCGTTATTGCATACTTGAGTTTCGTTTCACCTGCTGTTTTTACAGGGGTGACCTTGACGTGTCGCGGGGCTTTGATTTACAACAGCAGTAAGTCGAACAAGGCTGTTTGTGTTCTAGATTTTGGGGATGACATATCTGCTTTGGGTCAAAACCTAAGTGTCGTCTTCCCGCCAGTAAATCTTACCTCAGCCATTATTAGGATCAATTGAGAGGCTATTATGAAAGACGGATCAGCAAAGAAAGATCAATTTGAGGCTACCGTATCCATGGGTAGTGACAACGTCGATGACTTGCGTGTCGGTGGGCATTTCACGGTGGAGTGCTACGACAGCTTGGGCGACATTAAATGGGAAGACGGGTTCGATAATCTTGTGGTGAACCAAGGTCTTGCTGACATGAACGCTAAGTATTTCAGCGGAACGTCTTACAGCGCCGCGTGGTTCATGGGCTTGATTGATAACAGTCCTGCGCCGACGCTTGCCGCTGCTGATTCGATGTCCTCACATGCGGGATGGACAGAGTCTGCAAACTACTCAGGCGCACGCAAGCAGTTGACTTTTGGTACACCGACCCAGGCCGATCCTTCGGTGATCGCAGCTTCTGCGGTGTCGTTCTCAATCACGGGTGCGGATACGATTTACGGTGCGTTTGTTGCCTCGGATTCGGTGGTTGGCGGCACATCAGGCATTCTGTTTTCAGAAGGCGCATTCTCATCGGTTCGTAACGTGGTCAGCGGCGACACGTTGAATGTGACTTACAGCCTCTCTAACAACGCTGCTTAATATGAAGAGGGGCTGGCTATGCCGCTTGTTGTCGCAGACCGTGTCAAGGAAACCACTTCTACCGCAGGCACCGGCACTCTCACGCTAGCCGGTGCAGCCACCGGCTTCCAATCCTTTGCTGTTATTGGTAACGGCAATCAGACCTATTACACCATTGCGGGTCAAGGCACTTCTGAATGGGAAGTAGGGATTGGTACGTACACATCTAGTGGTACGACCTTAAGCCGGGATAGTGTTTTATCTTCTTCGGCAGGCGGAGCCAAGGTCACCTTCTCCGCAGGCACCAAGGATGTGTTTGTCGTTTATCCATCAGGTCGAGCTGTGTATGGTGACACGGTAGGCAATGTCACTATCACGACAAACTTTCAAGCAGCTCGACTCACAGCCTCTGATTCCACATCTAACGTCACGCTGATTTATGGTGATGCTTATTCAGTAAGCGGCGCTTTTGCCGTTCCCATAGTCGACATGAGCGGCGTATGGAACACCACAGGTGAGCCAACGCTTGTTAAATATAACGTTACCAATACTGCATCAGGTACCAATTCACTGTTGTTGGATCTACAGACGGGCGGAACAAGTCGGTTTAAGGTTGATAAGAATGGTAATACAACCGCAGCTTCAAGTATTTTTGGTGGTGCGGTAAGCGTGGGAAGTGCAGTATTTCCTACGGCTACTATCACCAACCTAACCGCAACTAACGAAACCGTTACCTCACTCACAGTCACCAACGAAACAGTAAGCACCATCACAGGCGCAACCAATTCGTTCTGTGACATGGATACGATTCAGGGTGATGTGATCATTGCCACATCAACCCCTGCCAACACGCAGATATTCTTTTCAGATTCAGGCTCGATCAGCGGATCAAGCGCCGTGGCGCTCTTTGATATTGCAGCGACATGGAATACAACGGGAAGCCCAACGGGATTTAAATTAAACGTTGCAGACTCTGCATCCGATACGCTCAGCTCGTTCATTGACCTACAGCGCAATGGCTCATCGCAGTTCAAGATTAACAAGTATGGCGGTGCAAACACTAGAGCAATTTTACAAACCGCCACGATCACGGCTGCTGCACCGAGTGCGACAACAAACTACGATGTCATCACGCAGGTTGTGCAGTATTACACCACCGACGCAACGGCAAACTTCACGCTTAATTTTCGTGGCGATTCAAGTATCAGCCTAGCAAGTTATATGTCAGTTGGGCAGTCGGTAGAGGTTGTGCTGCTTGTGACAAACGGTGCAACGCCTTACTACCCGAACGCTTTTCAGATTGATGGGTCCGCCGTAACGCCTAAATGGATTACGGGTGTTGCGCCTATAGCAGGGAACGCTAACAGCGTGGATGTTTATACGTTTACGATTGTTGAGACCGCCGCAGCAACCTTTACCGTTTTTGCAACGCAAAACAAATTTGCATAACCATGGCAGTCGTTATCCGTAATTCCGTCCTTCGTAACATGCTGGCGCAGGTGGAATACGGCCCAGCGCAGCTTTTTACGTTTACAGCTTCGGGAACGTTATCGATACCTACCTCGTTAGTCTCTTATCTCGTTGTTGCTGGAGGTGGTGGCGGTGGAAGCAGATACGGCGCAGGCGGTGCTGGTGGTTATCGCGTAGGAAGCGGGCTTTTTTTGAGTGGAGGAACTTACACCATAACCGTGGGAGGTGGTGGTGGAGCTGCTGCTCAAGGCGGTTCATCTACCTTTTCCACAATCACTAGCGCAGGTGGGGGTATTGGGACGCCCGGACCTTCTTCTGCTACCCCTAACAACGGGGGTGCTGGTGGCTCAGGAGGGGGCGGTGGCACCGCCCCCTTTGGCGGTACTGGTGTAGGTGGTGCGGGTAACACGCCTGCAACTTCTCCTTCTCAAGGAAATAATGGGGGCTCAGCTTCCGGCAGTCCAGGCGGTGCTGGTGGCGGAGGTGGCGGTGCTGGCGGTGTAGGCGGTAATGGAGCACAATTTCCTACTCGCGGAGGAAGTGGTGGTCTTGGGTTAGCCAATTCGATAACAGGTGTATCGGTTGTTTATGCAGGTGGTGGTGGAGGAGGCGTATCAAATACTATTGATACAAGAGGCCTAGGTGGTCCTGGGACTCCTGGTGTTTCTGGCGGAAATGGTGGTGGTGGTACTACAGCGGGAACAGCAGGTGTAGCTAATACAGGTGGTGGCGGTGGAGGCGCGGGTGGAAGCAGTCTTCAAGGCTCCGGCGGCTCTGGCATTGTTGTTGTCTCAGCCCAGGCGGTGAGGGGTGCGAAAAATCCCCCGGCTGTTGTGTTTACAGCTACAGGGTCATTAACTATTCCTTCAGGCGTAACTTCAGTTAATTATTTGGTCGTTGGTGGGGGTGGTGGAGGCGCTACCGTTAGAGGTGCAGGTGGTGCCGGTGGGTATCGTGTAGGCAGTAACTTTCCTGTGACTGCTGGTACTTACACCATAACAGTTGGTGCCGGGGGTGGAGCAGCCACTCAAGGCGGACCCTCTATCTTCTCTACCATTACTAGCGCAGGTGGAGGTGGTGGTAGTCCTGCTAATGATGGTACTGGAGGTTCTGGAGGCTCAGGCGCTGGTGGTGCTAGTGGTTTAACAGGCGGAGCAGGCGGCGCAGGTAATACACCTGCAACTTCTCCTTCTCAAGGCAATAATGGGGGTACTGGTAGTTCTCCCACCGCTAACGGTGGTGGAGGTGGAGGCGGAGGTGCTGGAGGCATAGGCGGCAATGGAGTATCACTAACAGGCGGTGCTGGTGGCTTAGGTCTAGCTAACTCCATAACAGGTGTATCAGTAGCTTATGCTGGAGGAGGAGGAGGAGGTGCGGGGTCACCATCACCCACACCAAGGCAAGCAGGTTTAGGTGGCCCTGGGACTCCTGGAGTTTCTGGAGGGAATGGTGGTGTATCTCCGGGGGGAGGGACATCAGGCGTAGTTAATACGGGTGGCGGAGGAGGCGGCGGTGGTGGTGCTGCTGGCGGTGCTGGAGGCTCAGGTATCGTAGTTATACAATTAAATTACTCATCATAAAAACGGAGGTTTTTTGTGAAAGACTTTTACAGGTTATACGGTATAGATACGGCGATGCACATGCTTCGCCCAGGCGCACGGTGGGAGATTTCTAACAACCATTTCACCTTGTGGGAAGACCCAAGACCTTGTCCGACATGGCAGGAAATCGAAGAAACCATGGACAAGATCAAAGCTTTTGAGGATTCAATAAAGACCATCTGGCTACCTGAGCAGATTGCTGAATTTGAAAAGCAGCATGTGCTTATGGAGAAAGCCATCAATGCAGCTTAACCATCTCTTCCCAACGCCCGTAGCGTTCTTTGACTTAGGCAGGCAGCTGACCAAGGAAGAGCTTGACTTCTTGATGAACCAAGAAACACGCCCTAACACGG